AGGTCCCTCCCATGCCCGACTTCTGGGAACCCACCGGTCCCATCACCCTGGCTTCTCTGGTGGGCCGGACCACGAACTACACCGGGTCGCCCGTTCCGGGGTTCCGGCGCTTCCGGCGCGTTAAGCTGACTCTGCAGGTGACCGCGGCCGCGGCCGCCGCGGGCGACACCCTGGACGTGTTCGTGGACGCGGACGGGGTCCCGGCTGCGCACTTCGGTCAGATCCTGGGGAACGGCGGCGCCAAGACGCGGGTCGCCTTCCTGGAGCCGGGGCTGGCCGCCGCCACCGACTTCGACGTGACCGCCGATCCCGCCGCCGGCGTGGTGCGGCCCTACGTATGGGGCGACGCACTGAAGGTGCGGGCCACCATCGCGGGTGCCGGTCCAAGCTTCACTTTCGCGGTCACCGCCGAGGGCCAGGCGTGAGATGCACAGCCCGGCCTATCGCTGCGCGGTCTGCGGAGCCCGGCGGTTCTCGCAGTTCGAGGCCGAATACTGCGCCCTGCGAGACCTGGAGGCCCTCATGCAGGAGGTCCCCCACCGGGTCTATGCAAAGCCCCGGATGGCGAGGCAGGAGCGCATGGTCTTCCCGCTCCGGGGCGTGGAGGATCCGGACCGGGCGCTTACCTGCCGGCAGTGCTCTTCCTGCCACGGGTGCCGATAGATGGCGCGGACGGGCCACAAGGTCTGTTTGCTCTGCGGGGCCACGGACGGCGTGGAAGATGCCCACTTCCCCTACGACGTAGGCATGGGACGGAAGAGGGCGCGGGTCTCGCTGCCTACCGTGCCGCTCTGCGTCTACTGCCATCGCCTCGAGCACCTGAACGACCACGAGACCGTCGACGCGCTGATCCGGAGCGCCCCCGAATATTGGCAGCGGTGTGGAGTGTGGGACTCCGCCCGGCCGCACCTAGAGCGGTACCTGGCGCGGAGAGAGTATTTGGAGGGCACCTGTGACTGAGAGCGTCGCCTTCGAGAACCAGATCGTGCGCTGGGACCTGGTGCCGGCCGACCAGCTGCTGGCCAACCCCAAGAACTACCGACGGCATCCCGCGCCCCAGCGGGAGGCCCTCGTGGGCTCGCTTAAAGAGCTGGGTATGATTGCGCCCGTGCTCGTGAACCTGCGGACCGGGTACCTGATCGACGGGCACGCCCGGGTCGAGGAGATCATGAGCGTGGATCCGGAGCGGCCGGTGCCCGTGGCCTATGTGGACATCTCGCCGGAGCAGGAGGCGAAGGCCATCGCGGTCTTCGACCGCATCACCGACATGGCCCAGGCGGACAAGGAGACCCTCGAGGAGCTGCTACGCCAGGTTGAGACCCAGGAGCCGGGCCTGCGTGAGCTGCTGGCCGAGATGGCGGAGGAGTGCCGTTTGCTCGTCGCGGAGCCGGGGTCGGAGGACACGCCGGCGGCTGCTGCCGAGATCACGTGCCCGGCCTGTGGATACCGCTGGACACCGCGTTAGACCCCAAGGAGTTAGACAATGGCTGCCCCACGCAAACCGTTCAAACGAGAGGCCGATCGAGCCATTGTCGCTCGGATGTACCTGGAGAGGCGCACCATCGAGGAGATAGCCCGTCACTTGGGGATCAACCGGCTCACCGTGATGGCTGATCTGAAGATCATCCAGCAGCGTTGGATGGAAGACGCAAACCGGGCAATATCCGAGAGAAAGTCCGAGGAATTGGCGCGGATCGATCGCCTCGAGCTGGCGGCCTGGGACGGCTACTACCGCTCCATCAAAGTGCGGGAGCAGACCAAGACGGTTTTGGAGGAGGGAGAGGGCCGGAGCCGTCGGAAGGCAGAGAGCCGCAAAGAGGAGCTGGTAGGCGACACGCGCTGGCTCAGCATAGTGCAGTGGTGCGTGGACGCCCGCGCCAAGATCATCGGCTTCTATGCGCCGGCTAAGTCGGAGGGCAGGGTTGAGCACGAGCACTACTACACCGTCCAGAGTGAGTTCGACCGAGAGTTTAAGCGCCTCGTGGAGCGCATTGACGCCCGAGGAGAAGGGCCGAAGCCTCGAGCAGGTGAGGCGCTACCTCGGGGGTTCACCAAAGCTCGCTGACTGGGCCTACGCCTGGCGGGTGCTCGACGGGCGGCCGTTCGACTTCCGTGACCACCGCTACCTGGAAGCCATCTACGACGACGAGAGCCCCTACATCGTCATCCGGAAGGCCGCGCAGATGGGGGCGAGCGAATACGCCATCAGCCGGGCGCTTCACTTCGCCGTGAGTCACGGGGGCCGGAGCATCTACTACTTCCCGACCGACAACGACGTGGGCGAATTCTCCCGGGACCGGTTCGGCCCGGCGGTCAGCCGGTCGGAGTATCTCTCGGGGTTGGTGAAGGACACCGACACGGCCGGCCTCAAGCAGATCGGGAAGGGGACCATCTACTTCCGGGGTACCAACAGCCGGACGCGCATGAAGAGCGTGCCGGCCGATTTCCTGATCTTCGACGAGCTGGACGAGATGGCGCCGGCCAACGTGGAGCTGGCCCGCAAGCGGCTGGGGCATTCGGAGTACGGGTGGGAGCTGTACATCTCGACGCCGTCGTTCCCGGGCTACGGGATCGACCTGCTGTTCGAGCGGACCGACCAGCGCTACTGGCTTCTGCGCTGCCGGAAGTGCCGGAGCTGGCACTGCTTGGAGGACGAGTTCCTAGAGGCCCACGGCCGGCCCCAGGACCCGCGGGACGAGATCGTCTTCGTGAAGGGCGAGCCCGGCCGGGAGCAGCTGGTGTGCGTCCGCTGCGGGGCCGCGCTCGACCCGACCCAGGGCTGCTGGGTGCCCAAGCGCCCGGGCGAGGCCCGGCGCGGATACGCCATCTCCAAGTTCGCCTCGGTGATCGTGAGCCAGCAGGAGCGGAGCCTGGGAGCGGAGACCAAGCCGGCGGCGCTCCTTAAGCAGTGGCGCGAGACGCAGTTCCCGAGCGAGTTCTGGAACTCGGAGTTGGGCCTGCCGTATCTGGACGCGGAGGGCGGGCTCACCGAACAGGACCTGCAGGCCCTGGTGGGCGACTACCCGATCATGGCCACCGGCCGGGAGTGCGTCATGGGCGTGGACCAGGGCAACGGCCTGCACGTGGTGGTGAAGGAGCCGAAAGACGACGGATATGCCCTGACCGTCTACGTGCACCACGAGCCCATGACCGACGAGACCTTCAGCCACCTGGACCACATCATGGAGGCCTTCGACGTGCGCGCCTGCGTGATCGACGCGCTGCCCAACACCCACGCGGCCCGGGCCTTCGCCCGGCGCTTCCGGGGCCGGGTGTGGCTCTCCTACTACGGCAACCAGAAGGGGAAGGCCTCCTGGGGGTTCGACGCCGAGAACACGGCGATTGTGAACGTCAACCGCACCGAAGCCTTGGACGCCTGGCGCGACGCCCACCGGCTGGGCAGGCGGCGGATCCCGCGCATCGAGGGCCAGGCGACCGCCTATGTCAAGCAGATGACCAACATCCTGCGCTCAGTAGAGGAGGAACCGGTGACCGGAGCCAAACGAGCGACCTGGATCAAGCGGGGGCCGGACCACTTCGCCCACGCCGACTCATATGCGGAGATCGCGCTGGGCCGGCGCGGCGCCTTCGTGGCCAGGGCCACGGTGCTGGGGTAGACCATGGCCGAAGAGAAAACGCCGGTCGTGACCGCGACCATCCTGGAGGCGCCCAAGAACCCCACCGGCGCCACCCAGCAGATCGACCTGGGCCAGTGGAACTACGACGAGCATCAGTGCGTGCCGCCGCCCCTGGACCTGAAGACGCTGGCGGGCCTCTACTCCCGCTCGGCGGCGCACAAAGCCTGCGTGGACGCCAAGACGGTCAACTGCGTGGGCCTGGGCTACCTCTTGGAACCCAAAGAGGGGGCCGACCAGGAGAAGGCCGAGGAGTACGCGGCCCTGGTCGAGGAGTGGTTCGAGCTCTGCGCCCGCCGGGACGATAAGAGCTTCGATGAGCTGCTTACCGCCGCCCGCAAGGACGAGGAGGCGGTGGGCTTCGGGGCCATCGAGATCTCGCGCAACCGCAAGGGGCTCATCGACGGCCTGTTCCACGTCCACGCCTACACGCTCAGACGCCGCAAGGCCAGGGACGGCTGGGTGCAGAACGTGGACGGGGAATACCGGTACTTCCGCGCCTACGGCAAGGCCCTCAAGGATACCGACGCTCCGGAGCGGTTCAGGGGCCGCAACGAGATCCTGGTGATCGGCGAGACGGCCCCGGACTCGCCCTTCTATCCCATGCCCGACCACGTGCCCGCTCTGGGGGACATCGCGGGAGATGAAGCGGCCCAGGCCTATCAA